CATGTCTTATAAAAGTGATTTAAGCCGTTCGGTGTAGATGTAAAAAGAATTTTTGTTGTCTCACCAGATGAAATAGTTGGAAAGACTGAAGCAAAGAATTCATCCCAATTTTCAACGAATGCAGCCTCATCTATGTATAGTAATGAGATTGATTTACCACGAATAGCTGAAGAGCTTGTAGCAGCCGCAATAACCTTACAGCCGTTCTCTAGCTCGATAGAACCCTTATTCCATTCCACCACTCCACTTTGTAACCAATCAGGAAGACTTTCATATGATAGCTTGATACGGTCAAGGATTTCACGTGCAGCGTCACCCTTGTTTGCTAGAAGGGCAACTGTCTTATGTTCATTGAATAGAATGTAATGGAGAATGATTGCAGCCGCTGTGGTAGTCTTACCAGCCTGTCGAGATGTAACAACCGTAACACGACGATTGTTCATCAGTTTTACCATGATTTCTTTCTGGTAATCGTATAATACAATAGGTATCAATCCCCTATCAACATGAACAATATGAATATATTTTTCAGCAAAATAAATTGGATCATCTTTACATTTTATAAACTCCTGAAGCATCTCAGCAGTCCATTGAATTTGTCTTCTGGCCTTCTTGAGATTTATATTTCCATTATATCCGGTACTTCTTTCAGCCATTTATTCTTTTCCAGTTAAATTTTGGATTTTTAATACGATTGTATATGGTTGGCTCACTAATTCCAAAGGCTTCCATTACAGATTTATTTCCTTTATATACAATTTAAAAATTATTCGGTATTATTGCCATCTTTTTTCTTCATGTTCTCAAGCATTTGCTGAAGTTCAGCAGTGCTTCCAACAAACAAATTATTGTTGATCGTCTGTCCATTTTCAGTTTCTGGTTTCTTAGTAACCAGTTTTGCTTTTTTTGCTTGTAAATCGACAAGTCCCATGCTAATATCAGCATATGTTTTGATCATTGCATTAAGGACTTCATATGCTTTAGGATGTTGTGATTGTTGAGCAATTGAAAGCATATCTTGCACTGCTGTCTGACTAAGTTCTATAGCATCAGATAGATTATCACGAACTTTATTAACATCTTCTTCTACCTGCTCACTATCTGTCTGAATAACAGTAGGTACAAGTTCTTTTTTATCATAAAATTGTGCCATTGGATTCAATCCCAAGGCATTATCTAAGTATTTTGACATTAGTAATTCTCGTATAGATTTAAAATAAATCCAAAATCAGTGTTTGATTGAATTGTCTTATAATTTTTAAGATTACGCACTGGTTTTTTTGAAATTTCACTTATAGTACCAGTAGCACCTGACTTTTCACCTGTAAGCATATAACCTAATGGAATAGAGCCATTGACTACATTTGTGTCAATGTAAGTTGAATTGCTCTGTCTCACATATATAAAGTTTTCGCTATCAATATATGCCTTTTCTGTTTGAATAAATTCTCCAACAACATTAGTTAAGCCATAGTTAAAAATAGAGGCATTTGAATATGCTGGCTGACCATTAGCATATTGAGCAGGAAATATTTCAATTCTTACGTTTGACGGGGAATTATTTGGCGTTGCATATTCCATTAAAACATTGCCTGGTGGAATTCTAAGATTTAGATCAATTTCTTTAATAATTCCAGTATTGGCAGAAATTGATGGACCAAAGAAATAACCCTTAAGAGTAAAGTTCAATGTCCAAATGATAGCCCTACGATTTAAAAAATCGCCCTCATAAGTGTCTTCACAAACAACATTATCAAGAGTAATAGGAACATCATGCTTGATGCCCATCTCTGGAACGAGATTGAGTGTTGCAGACCACATAGGATTAAAGTATGGAAGAATTTGTTCAATAATATATGTGCCATCTTCAGCATTTTTTACCATGATCGATAGAGTTATATCGATATTATATGGAACTGGCATATACTGATAGATAACGCCTGTCGGATCGTTAGGATTTGGCGCACTAATCTTATTTGTAATTGGAAGTTTTCTAGAAGAATCGTAGTAAACCCCAGTAATTTCAAATGACATACGTGGAAGTTGTATAGCAATAGGACGTTGTAGATCAGGATTGCCATCCAAACGTGCAAGGAATTTTTCACGAGGTCCATAATTTAATGGAACCTTCATATTTTGAATAAGATTGCCACTGCTATCATATCTCTTAACCCAAATATTATTAAATAGAGTACCGAAATATATGATATATTTTCTTAAAGTTCCATGCCCAAAAGTGTTGCCAAACATTAGATTTGTCCCCCACTAAAAGGATCAATATTAGACAAATCTAAAATACCAGAACCTTCTTGTTGAAATTCTTGATTAGTTGCAAAAATATCAAGCATAGCAGCTTCATATTGATTTTCATTAGTAATGTTAGAAACTGAATATTTTTCTTCGATTGCATCAATTTCTGCATTGCCTGTTTCAAAACGCTCGTTCGAGTATTCCCATACATCACAAGCAATATCCCAAATTTGTAGATCACCCATTTGATAGAAAATAGCAGTCTGATTGACATACTTGATGACAAACATTCTTTTCATCATTGTAGAGTATATTAGATCACCTTCACGTGGTCTTTGAATATCAGGTCTTTGTGCTGCAATCTCATTACCAAATGATCTACGTGCAATACTAAAAGTTGCGCTATCACGTACTTCAAGATTAAACTTAGAAAGGAATGTTCCATCGCCTTCATAGCTATCAAATGACTTGATATACATGTCAAACTCAAATATTTCATTATATGTTGATAGTTTATCTTCTCCGTAAATATCATCCTTAGTAACAAGGGTGCGTGGAAGATAATAAACAGTATGTCCATAAATGGAGATAGATTCGACAATCAAAGACTCAATGAGGTCTTGTTCGCCATAATTGTTGAAGTTATCGAAATAAACGCTTGGCATTATCTTGGCTCTCTATACATTGTTTCTCTTGTGGAAAAGTCTTTATTTCTACCCTTATTTTCTACAAAATCATGTTTCTTATAGAATTTAACAAGCCTAGATTTGTTTCCACCAAAATTGGATGATGGTGTAAGAACGACTCTCAACCTATGTTTGTCTGCATGGTCAGCGATTGCCTTCATCGCTCTCATTCCAATTCCTTCATTTCTGTTTTCTTTAGGAACGACAATTTTTGACACAGTTAATGTTTTATTGTTTTGCGATAAGCTATGATTCACACCAATATCATCCAGTGTGTCTTGAAGTGACTTTAGATTTTCTGTAATGAATTGATTTAATGTTTTCATCGTATATATTCTAGCCCACCATGTCCGACACAGGCAAACTGTAACTACTAATCATCTCTGCTTCCATTTTTTCAATTTCTACCTGTGCATCACCTAAAATCTTTTCCCCATTAAACTGTACTCCGCCTGGCAATTGCATTCCAGAAAACTTGGTAAGATTTGAACCCCATTGATATTTTATCTTGGCTGTACAATAATTTTGCAACCAACGATCAGACCAAACTTGGCTATATTCTTCAGGATCAACAATTTCATAGGCTTCAACAAGAAGATACTCACCAATATTAACTTTTTGCCAATCCATATCAACATATAGACGATCTTTGTGTCTATTATATCTAATTGGCTGTTGACCAACAAGTAACTCTGAAATGAGTGAAAGATGTTCCATAACCATATAATATGGAACCATAGAAACACTTGTTAGTGAGTAAAGATCGTTTAGAGCAATTTGATAGCGAATATTAAATAAATCGTCTGAGCGAACAATAGGATCAGCAATAGGAAATACTCTTACTGCACCAATAATATTTTGTGGTAGTGTAATGTATTTGTCTGTTACATTATTTGCATTGATCTGATGCTTGTAATAAAGCTTTTCAGTACCATCAAAATGGTAATCCCAATAATATCGAAGTGATTCATCAATACGATCATCAACTTGATCATCATCCACGTTAACTTCAATTACTGGCTTACCAAGCTTACGTAAGCAATATTCCTTGAAAGAAGGTCTATCAATTGGAACTGCCATTTTTATTTCCTTGTTTAATTTTTTAGTTAAAAAGATTTTTTAAAATATACATTAATTTAGACATTATAGCTGTGTATCAGAGCCATAAAAATTAAGAACACTAATTTGCCCACTTGTTGGCACAGCACCATATGTACCACTTGTAAAAGCAGGAACATAAGTGCCACCAGCATAATATTCACTGATATTAATCGGATTAGACCCACCAAATACTCGTTGAATATCAAAAAGAGAAATTGATCCATTAGCTGTATATGTTGGAAATGTATAAGGTACATATTGAATAATAATCGCACCAGCAGCACCATTACCACCGAAACCACCAGCGCCAGACCCATTTCCGCCGCCGCCACCGCCGCCACCGCCAATAAAACCACCAGAACCGCCATTGCCTCCAGTATCAGAAAGTCCACCAGCACCACCGCCACCAGAGCCATATGTTCCACCAGCACTAGCAGTAAATTCTATCCCAGCACCACCATTACCGCCGCCACCGGTGCTATTTAATGTTCCGCCATAACCACCAGAACTTGAGCCTTGTGGCAGACCATCAAAACCAAGACCGCCAAGCCCCTGTGACGTATTAGCAGATGTTGCAACTCCATTCACTCCGCCGCCTTGCCCATTAAGATAACCTGATGCATTTATTGTAGCAGCTAGCCCAGCACCGCCATCACTCAGAATAGAAGCAGCAGACCCGCCACCGCCACCAGAAAAAATAGTACTTGCTAAGCCGATACCACCAACGCCGCCACTTTTTCTTACAGTGCCTACACAAGAGGCCGCAGACCCGCCACTTCCGCCAATACCAGTTGAATCGCCGCCGCCACCGCCTTTTGCAACAACACCGTTACTAGATGATGATGGGGCAGCATTTTCAACCTTATTAAACCAAGTATCACCACCAGTAACTCCACTAGTTTCAGTTGTAGAGGCACCGCCTCCACCAGCACCAATTGAATAATAAACTGTACTTCCAGAAATTAAGTTTGTATTACTTGTTGCAGATAATGCGCCACCGCCGCCACCAGCACCACCATAAGTAGCACGACGAGCACCGCCACCACCGCCACCAATCGCTATGATAGTAGCACCATATTCTTCCCATAATCTTGGAACAGTCCAAGATGTTCCAGAAGTAAGTACAACAGTTTTTACTTTTGGCTTTATTGTATATAGAATAATAATCGCACCAGCAGCACCATTACCACCATTGCCTGGTGTCGTTAAAGTAGAACTATCAGCGCCACCGCCGCCGCCACCACCAAAAGATGAAGCTGAACCTCCAGAGCCGCAAATAAATGACCCGCTACCTGACATGCCGCCTCCTCCGCCGCCGCCTCCATAACCAACTATGCCACTAATAGTATTAAAAACTGTAACATCGCCACTACCAGCGCCACCATTACCACCATTGCCTCCGCTGTTACTTGCACCTCCGCCGCCGCCACCGCCACCTAATGTTCCAGCAGCACCATTTCCAGCATTTCCATTACCATTAGTGCCCCCAGTAGCAGCAATATTATCCGAATTTATTCCTCCAGGGCCACCAGTTTTTCCTCCTCCACTGTATCCACCATCGAAACCAGCGCCACCAAGGCCACCGCCGCCGCCGCCGCCGAACAGACCCCTGCCTCCATTATAGCCATTTCCATTTACATGGGCAGAAGAACCACCGCCGCCACCGCCACCATATCCACCAGTACCTCCACCATATCCACCAGTATATGTAATAGTCCCGATATTAGGTAAACCTAAAACAGTTCCGCCACCAGCACCCCCTCCTTCTGGAAAAGCGCTGGATATGCGTTTTGTACCACCGCCACCACCTTTTGCAAGAACACCTGCACCGTTTGATAACGGTGGTATGTTAGTTGAAGTTTTTGAAGATTGATTCCAATTTACCCATGTTTCTCCACCCGCACCACCATTTGTATTATTAGTGATAGCTCCTAAACCACCTGCACCAATAGCATAGTAAACAAGTGCCCCTGGTGTCATATAAAATGATGAAGCAGATAGACCGCCGCCGCCACCACCGCCCATGCCATAGCTACTAGAACCAGAAATCCCTTTACCTCCGCCAGCACCACCACCAATACAATAGAAAGTCATTGCTACTAATGGATCATAGTCAGAAGGAACTTGCCACTGTGATCCACTGCGAAGATAGATGTATTTTTGTGCCATTACTTATTATCTTTACTTTTTTGTTTAATATGATTGAATTTTGCTTCAATAAATTTTAATATCATACTATACTTTTATTCTTGTATATTATCATCAATAATTGGATCATTCACAGGAGATGGCTGTGGATTAGGATTTGGATTATAGAACTCAGTGCCATTCCAAACCCAACCAATATCACAGAATCTACCATCAGAAACATCGATTAATTGACATCCAATTTGAGCAGGTTCGTTTGGTGTAGCAACAATAATATTGACTACTACATTATCTTCAAGTCTAACTACGGCTGAACGATCATAAACAATGCTACCAAATTCATATGTCATGTTTTTCTCCAAATATAATTAGTTACGATTTATTTATTAAATTTTCTTGATAAAGTTTTTTTAACTCATCAATTTGTGTTTGTTGTTCTTTAATTGCTTCAATAAGAAGAGGTATAATCTTTTCATAATGAACAGTTTTATAGTTTTTACCTGAGAGACTATATTCATGTCCATCATCATTTTTACCAATATCAAATGGTGCAGGAACAACAATTTCTGGAAGAACCTGTTCAACTTCTTGAGCAATAACACCAACTTGTTTCTTATTGTCTGTGTATCCATAAGATGCTGCAACTTCATTTGCACGATAGTATACACCAGAAAGTTGATTGACTTTATCGATTGGATTTAATATTGTGCCTTCAACATCTTTTAAGCGACCATCTGAATAATTTGCAGTAACAGTACTAGTTGCACGTATTTCACCAGTAACTCCTGATGCAGAAGTACCAACACCTAAAGAATCCATGACACCACTTCCTCTAGAAGTAATAGAACTAGCAGTAATTCCGCCGCCATTTACAAAAATACCTAGAGTATTTCCTACTGTACTGAATGATGTATTTCCAAGAAATAGATATCCATCGATAGATGTATTTCCATATACTCTTGTTCCGCCAAGTAATTTTGCCATTTATGATATTCCTGTAACTTCGTCTAGTGTTCCTGCAATCATTAATGTTCCATTGCTGTATAAACTTCTTGCTAATCCATTATTTATAGGATTTAATGTTACTTCATCAAAGTTTTTTGTAAAAGCAATGCCATCTTTAGTTATTCTATATGCTGTTGAATCAGTTAAATTTATTTCATCCAATCCTCTTCCTATAGAAAGATTTCCATTTGCAAAAAGTCTTGATGCTATTGGTGGATAAGAGAAATAAATGTTAGTATTATTTCCATAGTCAGCGTTACCATCATTTGTATATGCAAACCAAGTTGAAGGAGGGCTTGCATTTAGGTATGATATTCCAGCGTTATAAAGATTAATTTTTGGATTTGAACCAACATATACTATATCTTGTTTTACGCCAGCAACTCCTGTGGTAAAAACAACTCCAACTGGTTCAAATTGACTACTATCAGTAATAATATTTTTTACTTTATTTGCAAGGGCACCTGTTCCTATAAATTTTACAGAACCTCCAGTATTCTGTACGCTTCCTATAGTAGCACCAAAACCTCGAATAATTAACTCCCCGCCAAAAAAAGATTCTATGCTTATATTAGAATAATCTGAGGGAGTTACGCCATATGTATAGTTTGGATCATTACTATCATCAAAAAAAGTATAACTGCCTCCAGCAAAGTTAGAGTCTTTTGTTATAGTGCCTGAACCTAATATATTTAAAGAAGCGCGAGTATAAGTTCCATCAGCACCATCATAAAACCCCGCAACAGTCCATCCTCCTCCATTGAGTTCAATTCTTCCTCCATTAAAATTTATAGTTGCGATAGAATTATAACCGTTAAATGTAAAAGAAGGAGTATTAAAAGTATACCCATTTAAATTCAAATTCATGTTTGAAGCAAATGCAGTCGCACTAGTACTTTTTAAATAGCCTGATAAAATATAATTTCCAGAAGAACTATTAAAACTGAATGGCGCTTGACCTGACAATAGTTTTGGTGGAATACCACCATTGCTGTATAAAGCTATAGCCCCAGCAGGAACGCTATGACCGCCAATTCTTACATTTCCTCTTGCCCAAAGGACACCTCCTTGCACGGTGCCATAATTTAATGATCCAGTAAAATTAAGTGTATTAAAATCGCCAACAACACCATTTGTTATAGTTACAGTTCCTGCTCCATATAAAGTTAATGGAACACCAATACTGCTAATACTACCAGCTATATTCACAGTACGGTTAGATGTTGTAGCCGCATTAGATAATATGACTTGTCCATTACTTGTGTTTGAAGCTGCACCAGTCCATGCAGATGCAGTTAATACAGTACCAGATGCAGCAGACAATGAAATTGTACCATTAGCTCCAAAGTTTATATTTCCACCTGTCCAAGTAGATGTGGCAGCAGTAATATTATAACCATTGCACAGCAATGTACCTGCTGTTAAAGTTAAAACACCTGTAGTAGCTACATTTCCACTTAACGTAAGGTTAAATCCAGCACGATTTAGAATCATATTATTTGGAATTGTTGTGCTACCTTTTAAAAAGAGAGTACCATCGACTGATCCCGCAAAGGTTATAGCGCCTGTATTAGTCCATGTTATACCTGGACCAATATTAACCGTACCGTTACTTGCACCAAAAGTCCATGCGCTTGATCCAGCCATTGTAAGAGTACCAGCAGAAGGATTGGACGCCGTTAGTGCGGCTATTGTTGCAGTGGCAGTTCTTGTTACTGTATATGAAACACCAGACGGACTAGAGTTACCATCAAAAATAGCAGTATCAGAAAGGCCTGGTGCTGATGCGCCTCCAGAACCACCAGATGCTGTTGACCAATTGGTTGTAGTTGTATTCCACGTTCCTGTGCCGCCTCTCCAATATCTATCTGCCAATTTTCACTCCTTAACCAAATACAGTATCTAAACTATTTGTTACTGCATTATAATATTCATATACTACACTTATATTAGTTGAGTTTGAAAAACCAACACGACCACCAACATAAATGTTATTTGAAACACCAACACCACCACTAACTGTAATTGTTCCAGTTGCTGCATTACCAGATGGTCTTGTGTTTGTGAATGAATGTGTATTAGTCCATGTGTAAGATGAATCAACATTAACACCAGCACCGCCAGTACTTTGTGCCCAATATACAGATGAACCATTAGAAGTTAGAACATTACCAACAGAACCAAATGAACCATTTGCAACCAAACCATTCTTAATAACAATAGAACCATCAATTTGTAATGCTTGAGTTGGTGAAGTATTATTTATACCAACAAAATTGGTTGTTGCATCAACAAATAAAGTTCCACTGTGAATATTAACATTACCAGAAGCTGTCAGTGTAGTAAATGCACCAGTATTAGGAACTAAAGAACCAATGGCACCAGCAGTTTCCCATGTTCTGTCTTGTAGATATGCTGCTGTGTTTGCATAAATTGCACTATTGGCTGATGAAGACCAATAAGGTGCTCCTGTACTTCCATTTGAAGTAAGAATGTAACTGCCAAGACCAAATGAATTATTTGCATTTAATGGAATATTTAAAGTTACTTGCGATGTATTTGCAATAAAAGAAGAGCCAACAGATAACGCAGCACTATTAACAGATGTGGCAACTGATAGTGTACTGCCAAAAGTAACAACACCAGATACGTTAGCAGTACCAGTAATAGCAAGAGTAGCGTCTGGTGCAGTATTAGCAATACCTAATGCACCAGCAAGATAGTTACGAGCACTGCCACTCATATACAGATTATAAGTATTAGAAAAGGCTGATATATTCTGTTGGCCTTGGAATGCGTATATGTTAGTAATGGACTGATTAGTACCATTTGCTACTGATGCTGCTCTGAAACCTACATGCGTGGCTATATTTGTATTTGATGTTGAAAATGATGGCGATGATGCTAGATAAGCCGCTGATTGTGCGATTGTTGTATTACTGGTCGCATTAGCAAGAAAAATCTGCTGAGTACTAACACCAAAAAAGTTAGAGGGCGTATTTGCGCCATTTAAATTAGGATTATTCAGGATACCAGCATAAGTGGTTATCGTCGCATTAGCAAATATGCCCGATGTATTAATCTGAATGCCATAAGCACTTGAGATTCTATTAGTATTACCTGTCAATGTAGTAGTAACTAGCAATGCGGCAGGGGAAGCACTTGTATTAGTCTGATTAGCACCGGCAACATATGCCATAGATGTTGCGATAGATTGCGTAGCAGGAGCAACAGTTAAATAACCATTGGTTAAATTTGTAGTACCAATACCAGTAGCACCATTGAAATAGTTAGGAGCAGAACCTCCCATATAAGCATTCCAACGACCTGTACTTACCGTAGCAGTGCCCGTATCTGTAACAGAAGCAATATCCGCTAAATTTAATACGTATGTGAAATTATTTGCTGAAGGACAAGAACTAATTACATATGAGCCATTAAGTGATGTTGTTGTAGTCGCGGCTATTGTAACAGTCTGCCCAGGCCAAAATGGATGTGCTGCTGCTGTTGAAATAGTAGCAACATTATTTGTTAAAGATACGTTAGAAATTGTAGCAACAGAAGAACTTGGTATAGAACCATTGAACCCATAATTGTTTACTCCGGCCAATAATGCTGCATCAGCAAAAAAACCAGTTAAAGCAGTTATAGTGGCATTTGCAATTGCTGGCTTAGTGTGTATAGTGCCAAAATGATAATAATTACCTAAAGTGAAAAAAGAACTATTATTAGCAATACTAAAAGTACTATTATATGCTCTTGCTTGTGTTGTTACATCACTCTGTACAGGTCCACTATGGGAAATGCCATAAGAAGATGTAGCGCCAGTTACACTTTTATTTACAGAAAGACTTATTGAGTTTGAAACAGGAAGTCCGCCCCCCACTTGCGTCGAACCAGCAAAATAATTACTAGCATTGCCAACCGCATAAAAATTATACTTACCTGTCCCTGATATAATTTGACTTCTAAAACCAATTACGTTTGTAGTAGCTGTAGTATTCTCTGCTGTATAATGGTAGATATTATCAATAGAGGTAGCACTTTTCCACGATGAATTCGCTGCGGTAAATATACTAAGATTAGTGATACTTCCAGTATAACTTGATTCTGAATCTACTCTAGCATAAACAGGGAAGATATTTGTTATATTATTTGCCGATGATACGATAGTTGGCAGAAATAACAAACCATACAACGCATTAAGATTTGCAGCCGCTTGAGGTGACACTTGTCCTTGCACTGAAACCATATTCTGTTGGACAGTTTGACTAGAATAGATAGGTGCATTAAATTCAGCATAACCATTTTGACTATTAGAGAAGCCCGATGCCTGAATACGATCAGTAAATGAAATTAATCCTGTTACTACAGTATTTCCTGCCGATAATGTTCCAGTTGTAGTAACACCAGTAGAGTTAGCGACAAAAGCAGAACCTATTGTATAAGAAGCAGCATTTACTGATGTAAAGCTTGCACTATTTGCAACAGATGTACCGAGTGCAGCAGGTGACGACCAATTATAACCGTTTAGATAAGAAGAATTATTTGAATTTATTGCAGCATTTGCATAGTTAGCAACATTTGCAGTATATGAAAAATTTGAATTGACTGCAAAAACAGCAGAATTTACTGATAAATTTTTCTCTTCTTTA